GTAACTGGTTTGCCAAAATATATATTAACACAAGACGAAACAAAAAAATGAAACAAGACGAAAAAGAAAATGATAGGAAAAAAATTTTTATCGATAATTGGCCTTTTTATGCCGACTTTGATAAATTATGGGAAGGAACTTACGAGTGCATCCATTGTGGGCGTAGAGGCTTATACAAAAATTATCGAACAGAAAAAGGGGAAAACATTACTTATATCCTCTGTGAGCATGAAGGTTGTGATGGTTCAGCGATTGACATGATTCCGATTGACCCAGATGAACCTGAGTATGTTTACGATCCTGAGGAAGCTGCTTTATTTAAAGAAATTAATAGCTTCACTTCCAAAGAGGATGTTCAAAAAACAATTCAATGGTTTAAAAGTGTACTTGATGATTTGGAAGATCAGCTAGAGAAATGGATCGATAAAGCTGAACTAGGAGTCAACACTACGGTCGAAAATAAAAGACAGTTAAATACTGATCATCATAAAGAAAACTGTGAACTTTTAAAGGATTACTTCAAAAGTAAAAAAGAAAGAGATAAAGATGATGATGATAAAATGAGTGGCAATTATCTAGCTAGTGAGTTTATAGCCGTCAAATTATGTCACGAAGTTTTATGTATCCATGATCCAAGAATGTTAATTATCACTTCTGAGGACTTTGATAACCCAATGATATAATATGGACGCGGACGAAGTAAAAAAAAGTCTCGCTAGCAACGCAGAGAATGTGTGCAGGCTGTTATTCCCTAACGGCAAGAGAAAAGCTAACGAGTGGCATATAGGGAGTTTGGATGGTGAAGCAGGGAGTTCAATGCGAATTCATCTAGAAGGAAACAAAGCTGGAATTTGGGCAGATTTTTCTAGTGATCATAGAGGTAGTAACCTCCTTGAGTTATGGAGAGCAACAAAACAGGTAACATTCAAAGAAGCTCTAGATCAAGCAAGAGAATACCTTGGAGTAGCCCATCATAATCACCAGATTAAGTCTGCATTTGTAGCACCCAAACCTAAAGAAAAAGTCAGACTGCCAGATGAGGTTGTCGGAATAGAAGGAAAGACTACCAAATGTGAGACTTATCTCCATGAAGACAGGACAATTAAAAAGGAAGTGCTTAGAAAGTATGACGTTAGATGTGGAGGCGGTGAAATATGCTTTCCTTATTGGGCTGATGCAGAGAAATCAGAACTGGATATGGTGAAATATCTTGGACTTGAACGGGAGCATGGCAAGAAAAAGATATATACAAGCAAGAATGCTAAAAAAACATTATTCGGCAAGCATGCAATCGATGACGATGTAAGTACGATTGTAATAACTGAAGGAGAGTTAGACGCTATGAGCTATGCCTGTGCAGGTATCCCTGCTGTAAGTGTTCCATTTGGAGCAAAGTGGGAAAACGACAATGGCAGTGATCCCAATATGGAATGGATTCAAAACGATTACGAGTTTCTCGAAAGATTTGACACTATCGCTATATCTATGGATATGGATGAGGCTGGCAGAAGAGCGACTGCTTCAATCATAAAAAGACTAGGAGCGAGTCGATGCAGATTAATAGAGTTACCCGACAAAGACGCAAATCAGATACTCATCGATTACGGTGAAACACTTATCAAAGCTTGTTATGAGAAAGCTGTTTTTGTTGACCCAGAAAGCCTTCACGGAGTTTCAAAGTACACTGATGATGTGCATGATATTTTATATTCCGATGTAGCAAAAGGGCTACCTTTACCTTGGGGTGACATACCATTTCACATACGAATGAATGAATTGTCTGTTGTTACAGGCTTCAATGGTTCGGGTAAAACAATGCTATTAAATTATTTGTGCGTATGGTTTGCTAGCTTAGGTCACAGGGTCTGCATTGCGTCTCTAGAAGTTCCTGTAAAAATGAATCTTTCTTATTTGGTAAGGCAATCTATTGGTAAGGAGAAACCTTCAAAACAAGAGTTTAGTAAAGGTATGCAGTGGCTTGGAGAACACTTTTGGTTTTACGATCACGTAGGACAAGTAAATCCAGATGATGTTCTCAGCACATTTGAATATGCTTACAAAAGGTATGGAGTTACACTTTTTATTATTGATTCATTTATGAAATTAGGTTTTGGGGTCGATGAATACAATGCTCACAAAGAATTCATGGATAAAATAACTGCATTTGTAAATGAGTTTGATGTTCATGTGTTTTTAGTTGCTCATGCTAGAAAGAAAGAATCAGAGAGGCAGATGGTAGACAAACACGACGTAAAAGGAGTTTCAGAAATTACTGATGAAGCTCATAATTGTATCACTTGTTGGAGGAACAAACAGAAGGAGCAGGAGGTTTATGAACTCATGCAAGCTGGAGATATTGAAAGTAGAGCTATGGCTGAAGACATTTCTGTGACAAAATATGATGCATTGATGTCTGTTGTAAAACAAAGGAACGGTAATGGAGATGAGCCTTCAATTAAACTTTGGTATGGCAAGGGAAGTAGGCAATATTATAACAACGGAGCATGTGTTCCAATCAAATATTATAAATAGCAATGTCTGAGTTAACTGGAAATATTCTTGAAGAAGTGATCGCTCTCCTTATTGAAGGGGATTTTGAATTGCGTAGATATACTCAAACTGATTTTGAAAATCAAAATCTTTATATTTATTCAATACACGTAAATAGGAGTGAGTATGGAAAGGTATGTGGAGCAAAGGGTAAGATGATAAGATCCATCAAGTACATTTGGGAAGTTTGCATGTGTAGGCATCTCAAGAAACAAGTTAGAGTGAGCCTCAAGGAGCCGAGTTCAGGCTATAGCAAAGGAAGGCAACCAGATGTTCCTGAAGAAAATTTTGATGCTGATTTATTTCTTGAGGTCGTTTCAGATATAGTTGAAGCATCAAGCGGTGGTATTGTTTCTTACGAAAGGTTCAAAGATACCACTCCTCCTATCTTTACCTACACTGTGAAATATAAAAGATCCAATCCTTGCCTTGGAGAAGAATACAAGTTGGCGCTTGAAAGCATTTTTAATGCAATAGCAAAAGCCAATGGAGGAAACATAGTAGTAAATATAAATGGATAGACTAACTAGACAAAAAATTGAAGACGGCAGGATAATTATCGAAAGTGCTTTAGAGTTTAAGTATCAATCGAAACAAGATCCTGATTCATACTATTTAGTAGACCTTTCAGCATACGGTGGAAGCGGTGCTTGTTATTGTGAACAGTTTAGATTTCGTATCGAACCAAAGATTCTAAGTGGCTCTGTTGCACCACATGAGACAGGAAGTCAATGTAAACATATATTACTTTCTAAGTTTATATTGGGGCAAAAAGTTATAGATTCTACTATAGAGAAATTGCGCCAGTATGAAGAAAACCCCCCTAAGAAGAAAAACCCCACTAAAAAGAAAGACACCACTTAAACGATCTGGTAAATTAAGGCCATACTCAAATTCTCCTAAAAAAGTGGAGAAGAGAAGAGTGTATGAAAAAAACAGAAAAGAATACTTAAAGCAAAATCCGAAATGCGAAATTTGTGGAAATACTGGAAGAAGAGACTTACACCACAAAGCTGGCAGAACAGGAAAAAGCCCAAACGAATTTGGAGAGATGGAATTCAACCTCACGAACAAAAATACTTTCATGGCAGTTTGCCGAATATGCCACGACTTTATTCACAGGAACCCAAAAGAATCGAGGAAGAGAGGATGGCTACTCTAAGGGTGACAATATATGGAATGAAGTGCGCTTTATGCATGCGTAAACGTATCGTAAACGGAGTTGATGTGTCGGGAACTTTATTAATACAAGGAGAGCTTACCCAAGATCCTTATCAAGTTGTAAACTATTTGATGGATGAAGGGTTTGTGGAAGAAGGAGCGATATTAGCTGTTAGAGTATGCGTAAATTAAAGAATAAAAATACTGGCAAGGATTTAGAAAAAAGGATCACTCAAATAGCAAAAATATATGAAGCGAACAACAAAGCTTTAATTCACAAATGCGATCCTCCTTCTAGGACTTTTAACGTAAAGGGCAAAACATTTACTACTTTATTGAGAAATCCCTTTCCTGATTTTGTTGGCACATGGACAGAGAAAGGTGGAAGAGCTTTGCTAATAGAGGCAAAATCAACTCAGCATCCAAGGTTGCCAATAATGTGCAAATCAGGAGGAGTTACCATAGATCAAGTGAACCATTTAACTCATTGGCATCATGCAGGCGCAGCGGTAGGAATTGTCTGGGAGCATGAGTTAGAGTGGAAATTTGTAAGCATAGACCTAGTTCATAGTACGTTAAAGCTAAAGAGAGGCAACCAACCCCGTAAAAGTATTAGATGGGATGAAGCTTCTAAAATCGCTAAAAATGGGATGAATTACATGGATTTCTTGAAAAACATTTCTGATGCCTATGAAGATTAACGAACACAAAGCAGGTGCATAAGTTTTGCTTTACGGAAGGCCAGTGAGTGTGTATATATGTATATACTTAAATTAATCACTAATTACAAAATAATGAGAGTAGTAAGGGAAATTCTTCCAAATGGGATGCCATTTATTGTTCAAGCAATTGTTGAAAACGATCTGATATATCCAAATAAAATAAAAGTTTTCCCAATCTTATTTAAAAATAACGACAAGAGCCTAAATGGAGCAGTTGTTCTTGAAGAATTGCCGTTTGATAACGTCAAACAAAGAGAAAAACTAGCAGTCAGACTCTGTAAGTTTCTAAATGCAAAATGAAAGTTCCTCACATATCAGCATCCAGCGTGAAAACATGGAAAAATTGTAAGTTGCAGTTTTATGCCGAAAAAATACTAAAAGTTGAAAGAAGCCCATTGCATCCATTAACCAAAATGGGGATTGCGGTGCATGAAGCTTTTGAGCGATCTGTAGAAGACAAGGATTTTGTCGCTCACTTATCGGAAGCGTGTAACAATCAGGGATTGGATGAAGATCTTGTCGGGTTATCTACTGAGCTATGTAAAACTTGCGAAGACTGGGGCTGGTGGGATGATATTGATGAACTGGATCATTGTATACCTGAATATGAATTCTTAATAGACATAGGTGAAGGTATAAACGTTAAGGGATTCATAGATAGGCTCGACATTAAAGGTGATAGCGCAACCATTTTAGACATTAAGACGCAATCAAAAAAGTTTTCAGCAGATGAGCTTAAAAACAACCTTCAGGCAGATATTTATAATTTAGCTACAAGAATGAATTACCCAACAATCAAAGGCCCAATCAGGGTAGAGTTTTGGGTTTTAAGACATGAAATTCAATCAGTGACAAAGACTTTAGAAGATGCAATGAAGACAAAAGAGTATCTTCTTGAAATCGGCAAAGAGATCATGAGTCATCCAGATGAGCTGTATCCAGAAGCTCAAAAAAACCCTAATTGTAGGTGGTGTGACTATAAAAACAACTGCCCAGAGTGGTAATTGAAAATAAAATAAAAAAAATTACATTTAGCTCTTTACAAACGGACAGCATGCATTAAGATGGTTACATACTAACAACTTAACCACTATTAAAAATGATCGAAGAACTTACTGAATTCACTGGAAATAAAGCCTCAAACATCGCAAGAGCTATTGAGGATCGATATGAAGAAGCTATAGATGCTTGGGAGAAAGAAATGGAAGAAAAAGAAATGGAAGAAAACATGAGGAGGGCTAGCTACATGGTTTCTTATGGAATGGAGTTGGGATACATTAAAGCGGAAGACAAGGGCGAGGCGATTGAAATAGGACTCAAAATTCTGAAGAGCTTCACCCCACAGCAAATTCTAGACCTTGATGCGAAGATTAACGAGGCCAAGGAGAAGGAAGATCTTGAGATGATGCAGCACATGGAACTGCTTTACAATGACCCAGAGAAAATCTGTGAAGATGATGACGATGAAGATCCATACGAGGATGTGGAATAGAAGGAGAACTGCTAATACAAACTTAAATTTTAATCATTAGGAAAATGAAAAATCTAACTTACGCAGAATTGAATGGAGCAGCTGACTTTTTAGTCAACTACATGCAAGAGTGCAAGAAACATTGGGACAACTTGAAGGATTCTGGCTATGAGATGAACGCAGTCAAAGAGCTTCTTGAAAGAAAAGAAACGCAAGCTGAATTTCTACTGGGAGAAATAAACTTAGAAATATTCAAAAAACAGGGGGAAACTGATAAAATCTGCGATGACAAGAGTGTTGATAAAATTTTAGTTGATAATCTTGTAAATACGTTAAAATTATCATTAGGATCAACTTCTGAGGGGAAGTTATCCTTGCATACATTGGCATAATATAATGTAGGTAATAGTGAGTAAGTATTAGCCCTCTAGCCTCTTATCATGTGGGCTAGAGGGTTACTTATTTAGCCCTTTCAGTATCTATGTACAGTTGCTTGTCATGAGTGAGCAGACCAGTTTTCACACTATGAGCTAAAGGCTTAAAAACTATCCAAGTTGCTCCAATAGGTTTTGGTGGCGCACCTCTCTCAACATGCCAACCTTTAATGCCTTTGCCATATTCTTCTTTATAAGTGGGAACCTTTACATGTAGTTGCTCGTCAAGATAAGGTGTACCTCCCTTTGTCAATCTCGCTCTAGTCAGAGGGACGACAAATTCATTGTGGCTGTGACCTGTAGCTACTAGATCTGCGTCAGGTATGATCGAACCTTGCCTTTTAACATTTAAAGTTCCAAATGACATTGGAGCGTCACCTCCAGAGCCATGAAACATCCACAAGACCTTAGAGGCTCTAATTCTTCTATCCTTCCCAAATCTAAATCTAAATCTTACCCAAGTGCTGTAACCCCCCATATATATTTTTTGACCAGTTCTTTCTTTTAAGGAATGCACCAACCTGTCTGTCAGATTCGTTTCATGCGCTTTTAAAATAGCTGTCTCATGATTTCCTAAACCTAAAACTGGCATACAATCGGCATACGGCTCAAAAAACTCTGAAGCTGTATTAACTAATGAATCAAGATATTCTCCATTTTGATGTTCTGGTCTAACATCTGACTTGCTGGCTCTTCTGTCATACTTTCCTTGCATTGCGCAAAATAAATCACCTCCATCAAGGCAAAAAGTTTTCAACCTTTTGACTTCATCTAAATGCTGTATTTGCATCTCATGACTGCTTTTTGGATTATCCCAATGTCGATCAAAGCTCAGAAGAAATTTAAAACTAAAGTCGTTGGATATTGAAGGTTCAGGAAAGTTGATATTGATAACAAAAGCATTTTTAGCAGTTTTATCTATATCCCATGTTGGAGTATTCATAGTGCTAATGAAATATCCTATAATTATCACAAAAAACAAATCTTTTGAATTCATGTGATTTTTCAGTAATGACAATATAACTATTTTATTCGGAATGAATTTTTATTAATTATTTGATTAGTAATCTAAAAATGACACTTTGAATTATGCCAAAAAAGAAAACTAAAATTACTTATGTGAATGTAGATCAGATGAAGCCTTATGATTACAACAGCAGAAAGCATAGTGACTCTCAAATCAAACAGATCGCAAAAAGCATAACTGAGTTTGGTTTCACTAATCCAATTTTAGTGGATGACGATTTAACAATTATTGCAGGACATGGGAGAATCGAGGCAGCAAAGTTATTAAATCTGAAGGAAGTGCCTTGTATTATAATGACAGGATTAACAGATGCTCAAAAGAGAGCTTATGTGATAGCTGACAATAAAATTTCAGAGAACAGTGAATGGGATTATGATGTTCTAAAATATGAATTAAAAGAGCTTGAGGAAATTGGAGTTGATTATGATTTACTGGGTTTTGATCAAGAGGATTACGACGAATTGTTTCCAGAGATCGAAGAGATAGTTTCTGATAAAGTTAATACAAGCAAGCACTCAATTGAAGATTATGAAGCTAGTAACATTAGACAAATAATTTTAGTTTATGGAGAATATCAGTATAAGTTAATTGTTGAAGCGCTTGCAAAATATTGCAGAGAGAAAGGACTAGGTAGCAACACTGAGGCTGTTACTGATTTGTTAGAACAAGAAGGATATGAAGTACAAGAGCCTTAAATTTAATTATATCAACCCTGATAGTTTTAAGCACAGAAGGGCTGAACAATCAGATTGTTCTATTTTTATAAATGAAAGCACTACAATAACTTTACAGGATCAAAATGATCCATGTCTCATTTATATCAAAGACGTAGAAGTAGATGGCTTACTGGATGCATGTTCGAAAATCTACATACCTACCAACGTCAGAGGCAGAGGGCTAGTGACTACATCAAGAACTTTTGGTTATGCTCCTAGAAATTTAGTAAGGAATCTAGGATGCAGAAATAGCAGTTTAAATATTGATTCGCCAGAAGAACATAATTCAATTGTAAAATGCGCAGACAGGGCATCGTTTTACTATAATAGGTATGCTCATAAAGTTGCAAAACGACATCAGTCAATGACCGACAACTATCTTGATTCGGAGTATAAATTAGGTGAAAGCATGTTTACTAGTGGGGTGATCAACAAAGATAACCCTTTGCTATATCATTATGATAAAGGCAACTACACTGGGGTTTGGTCTGCTATGTTTGCATTTAAAAAAGATGTAGAGGGTGGATATTTGGCGATACCAGAATTGGACATAATGCTAGAAACGTCTGATAGAAGTTTAACATTATTTAATGGTCAGCTTTATCTTCATGGAGTTACTCCTGTGGTCAAAAAAAGCAAAAGCTCGTATAGGTACACCGTTGTTTATTATTCATTGAAAGACATGTGGAATTGTGAGCCATATAAAGGTGAGGTGGAGTATTTACGGCAAAAGAGAACATATACAGAGCAAAAAAAAGCAGAAAGGGGCAATCGAGTTGATTGATACAAAAATTATTCTGGTGATTGGCAACTGTGGATCAGGTAAAACTTGGGTGATGAGGCAAGTTAAAGGTGACGGGAGGGGTCATAAAAAACTAGGAAAGTTTGTTTTTCATGAGAATGATAAATGTATTATTGTAGGGAAATACGCAGGACACGTTTTCGATGGGAGTGACAGGTTGTCAATGTCCGTTATGACAGATTTAGATCACATGATTGAGTACATAAGGTCACGTAATAAAATAACCTTGTTTGAAGGTGACAGGTTTATGAATAAAACCTTCATCAAGAAATGCGACCCATTTATTATCAAGATATTAGATTCTGGGAAAGATGGGAGAAACAATAGAGGAAGCAATCAAACTGATCGACAAATTAAAGCGATACAAACGAGGGTTTCAAAAATCTCAGCCGACCAAGAAGTTTTAGATTCAAATAAATGCCTAGCTCTAATAAATCGAATTATAGGGTAGTAATACCATCAATTAATAACAGCAAGACTGTTTTATCTTACGATCTTTTCGACAAATCAACGTTAGTGGTTCCGAAGGATCAATACTCTGATTATAAAACTGAATACGGAAGCAAGTCAGTATACTGTTACCCTGAAGGTTGCACACATTTGTATGAAGTAAGAAATTGGATTAGGTCGCATTTCACTGAGGAATGGATTTTTATGGTTGATGATAATGTAGATGTCATGATGAGGATGTACCCACAAAAAAACACTAGAGAGAGAAACATAGAGTCCTCTTCAATTGTGACTGAAATTATTGAAAGAACTATCGAGGCAACAAGTAGCTACGGGGCGTATTTATTTGGCTTCTCAGAATCCACAACGCATAATCATTACGATGTCTTTAATCCTGTGTCCACATTTGGATTTGTATCAACCAAAGCGTTTGGCATTCACAAAGATATGGAGTTTCAATTCAAAGGGGATCATTTACAAGGTCATTGGATGACGGGCATAAATGCATTTAAATATCGTAAATTTTACATAGATAATAGATATGCATTTAGAAAGCTGCGAGGAACTATATCTAGAACACCTGAATCAGAATGGGAAAAGCTTCACGATGCCTTTGGTAAAAACTTATTTAAAAAAAAGGAATCTTGTGAAAATGACATTTTAAATAAAGTATTATGAAAATTCACTGTAAATACGATGAGCTAGTTAACGTTTTGGAAGTAAAACCCAATCCTAAAAATCCAAACACGCATCCACCAAAACAGATAAAGCTTCTAGCTAAAATTTTAAAACAAAACGGGTGGAGGCAAAGTATAGTAGTTTCTAAAAATTCTGGATACATAGTAAAAGGACATGGAAGACTTATTGCCGCAAAAAAAGCTGGTTTTGATAAAGTCCCAGTGGAGTATCAGGATTATAAAAGCAAAGAAGAGGAAAATGCTGATTTATTAGCAGACAACAAGCTTTCTGAGTTTTCAAAAACTGATCAAAATTTAATCAGCTCCCTATTGGCGGAATACGATGAGGATTTTGATTTGTCGATTACTGGTTATGATCGGAAAGACATACTCATAAATTCTGTCGATTTAATCCACCTAGATGAGCCTGAGTACGAGGTAGTTCCTGTAATGGATGAGGCAAAATCTTGCTTCGTAATTGTATGTGACACAATTGAAGAAAAAGAAAAAATATCTGAAATAATAGGGTTTTCAGACATGATTTCTTACAAAACCGACAAAGTTGCACCATCCTCAGTAATAAAAGCATCTCAAGTTTTAGAGAGATTAAAAAAGGGGTAGTATAAAAATAAAAAACTTTTCTACCCTTTTTTATAGGGGTACCTAAGATACTTATGGGGGTACCCCCACTTTCCCTTGACGAGTTGAAGATTAAAAGAATACTAAAAAAGTATTGACATAATTCACCTGCTGAACATATTCGCTTATACAGGCTCACAGCCCAACATTAATTAAAATCATCAATAAAATGCAAAAAGGAATACACCTAAATGAACTAGCCTCAAAAATACAAAATCAAGCCAAAGCTAAAAGAGACTTTATAGCCGACACTGAATGTGTAAGGATAAAGGCAGATGGTGAGACAATGGTAATAAACGGTGGAGAAGTTGATGACCTTTCATTTAAATTGACTAAGACAGCCCACAGGCAGATAGGAAGAGAAACTGGCATACCAGCCACTTACTACGATAAACTCAAAGAGAAATCTCCATCACTTCTTGCTCAGAATGTGAATTGGTGGCTGCATTCAGAACCAACAAAGCAGATGATTAGGACTTTTGATTTCGAGTCACAAGGAATAGAAGATACAAATAGAGTTAGAGCATTCCTTGGGAAAAAGTACAGACCATTAGACAATGTTGATCTAATAAATTCAGTTTTGCCTTTGATCACAGAAAAAGGAGCAGAGGTTAAATCATGCAACGTTACGGAAACAAACTTATATCTACATGCATGCTTTCCTGATACTGAATTCGAAATAAGCGAAGGCGACATCGTGAGAACAGGATGCATGATAAGAAACTCCGAAGTTGGGCTTGGTGCTTTAAAAGTTCAAATGTGGGTAGAAAGATTGAAATGCATGAATGGATTAATTGTTCCAGACGCTGGAGTCAGGAAATATCATGTAGGTAAAAACTTAGCGAGCGGTGAGTTGGCTTACGAGTTGATGTCAGATGAAACGAAAAAGAAGACTGATAAAGCTTTTTGGTCTCAGGTTAAAGATGTTGTCAAAGCAACGGTAGAAGAAGCCAAATTCAAACAGGTTCTCGAACAGTATGCAGAGAAAGCAAAGATTGAGGTGGCGGAACCAACAAAAGCTGTAGAAATAACAAGCTCGCTATACAACCTTACAGCAGATGAAGGAAAATCCATGCTACAGCATTTATGTGAAGGCGGAGATTATACCACATGGGGCATAGCAAACTCAGTAACAAGAATGGCTCATGACGAAAAAAATTACGATAGAGCGGTGGAGTTAGAAGAGATAGGCGGTAGCATCATGGAGCTTAATCAAAGTGATTGGGAATAAAAATGGATACATTTCAGGACGTTTTTATAAAAAAAAGGCACAATGGCTATGCTGAAATACGTAGCTATATGCTCGAAGTTATCAAGGCTAGAGGCAAGGGGATAAGATTTGTTTATATAGATGAACATACACAAGAAAAAGAAATAATGTGTGTACCTTTTTCTCAATTAAACAGGGGTTTCGTGACTGCAAAGGGGATAAAATCCAAGGTTATCAAAGGTCAAACATTCGATTTAATTTCATATCTCTGGCATGATAGAAATGAAGAAAACTCTAAAGATGCCGATAGCGGTCAGATTATGATGTTTGATTAGACCTATATAGTAAGCTTGCCTACAAAAATACTTGGGTTATCTTAATAAACATGGGAAGACCTAAGACAAATATAGATGGTGAACAAGTTAGAAAACTTGCAGGGCTTCATTGTTCAGTGAGCGAGATAGGCGATATATTAGGTTGCGGAAGAGATACTCTCTATCGGAGATTCAAGGATGAATTGGACAAAGGCAGGGCTGAAGGAAGAATGCGACTAAGAAACATGCAGTTTAAATCAGCGCAAAATGGCTCAGCTGCTATGCTCATTTGGCTAGGAAAACAAATACTAGGACAAAAAGACCAGCAGGAAATAGTTGCTGTAGACGAAGAGGAAAAGCGTTTGAGTGACGAAGAGGTGGATCAGATGCTAGAAAAAATAACAGGAAATGATGTCAGCACAGCTAAAGACAAAACAGAAAAGAGCAGTTCTTCCACAGCTGGCGAATAAAAACTTTTTAGCTTTTTTGTGCTATATGGACGCTGATTACGAGCCATCAGCTGTTCATAGACTTCTTGCCGATAAGCTACAACAAGTTGAAGAAGGTAAATGTAAAAGATTGATAATCACCATGCCTCCTCGTCACGGTAAAAGCAGAATGGCAGCAATTGAGTTTCCTGCTTGGTTTTTGGGGAAAGATCCGACAAGACAAGTAATTATGTCATCTTATGGTGATCAACTTTCTTTGAAGCATAGTAGAGAGTGCAGGGATAGATGTAAAAGTGTTCCTTATACGAGGACTTTTCCAACATCACAACCGAACCCAAGATTACAAGCTAAGAACACTTGGGGGTTCATGGAGGGGGGGAGCTTTTCGGCAACAACAGTCGGGGGAGGGATGACTGGACTTGGTGCTGATCTTCTGATCATTGATGATCCTCATAAAAACAGACAAGAAGCTGAAAGTAAATTAGTAAGAGATAGGATATGGGATTGGTTTACTTCTACTGCATTTACTAGATTATCTAGAGATGGAGCGGTAATTCTGATTATGACTAGGTGGCATACGGATGATTTAGTCGGCAGGCTCACCTCGGATGAATACATTTCAAAGCTCAAAGAAACGGGTAAACAAGAAGAAGAATGGGAACTCATTGAGTTGCCTGCAATAGCTGAAAAAGAAGACGATGCCTTGGGAAGAAAAGTTGGAGAAGCTCTATGGTCTGAAAGGTGGGATGTTGACTCTATAAAGGCAATTGAGGCAAACATTGGGGCTTACGACTATACTTCTCTATACAGATGCAATCCCCGTATCAAAGGAGGTAATATTGCCAACATAGAAGGATTAAAATATATCGACATCAACGATATACCAAAGAGTGTTGAATTGGTGAGAGCTTGGGATTTAGCAATCACTGACAAGCAAAAAAGCGACTTCACGGCAGGATGCCTTGCAGGATATGATAAAAAAACGGGAAACTTTTATATAGCTCACATGGCAAAAAAGAAAATGAACTGGTTCGGAATCAAGAACACAGTAATACAATACGCAGAACAAGAAGGCAACAGGATTGGAGTTGAAGCGGTGAGTGGCTTCAAAACAGCTTATGAAGAAATTAAGCATGCCCTGCTTGGGAAAACGTCTGTTAAGTATTCCGTGCCACGCGAAAACAAGATGATAAGAGCTAATGGGTGGATTTCTCGTATAGACACTGGTAAAGTATATCTAGCTAAAGGACTGTGGAATGCAGACTTTGTAGATGAATTGTCAGTTTTTCCTGATGGAAGACATGATGATCAGGTTGACGCAGTGAGTTTAGCATGGGAAATGACATACAAAAACAAACCTTTATTAATAGCTTAAAATGGCTGGCATAACATCAAAAATCAAAAAAGCACTTGGAATAAAGAGTAAAAACAAAAGCTCTTTTTTAAGTGTAGGTAAATCTTATCACTTTGGACAGGAGGATAGATTTAATGATTACAAGTCCTTTTTAGATGCAGGTGCAGGTAATGTTTGGGCGAGCTTCAGAGCGTGTGACATTGTTGCAAATGCAGTGATGCAAACTGGATTTAATCTTATTAATGAAAGAACTGGATCTTTTATAGAAAATGACAGAACAGGAATATCTGACCTAATTAAATCTCCCAACCCTGTAGATACCTTTGAGGATTTAATGTATTTGTATGTACACCACATCAAGTTGACTGGTAATTTTTTCTTATTAAAAGATAAGATAAATCAGATCACAAAACAACCAGAGGAGATTTACCCATTGATACCTAGTAGAGTTAAAATCATCCCAGATGATAAAAATGATGGTCGAGTTTTACTTTATCAATATACAGTCAACGGGGAGATAACTGAATTCTCTCCTGAAGAAGTAATACACTTTAAAAGACCTAATCCAACCAACGAGTATTGGGGGTTAGGTGATGTGCAGGCTGGCAAGGGATTGTATAAAGATTATATAAATAGAGATCTATTGAATGAACACTTTCAAAAGAATGGAGGGCTTCCTTCTGGAGTCTTAGTTAACGAAGAATTCGACGGAGAAGAGGGTGAATGGGAGAGGGTCAAGTCTATTTGGTCAAATCAATATGCAGGAAAGAAGAACCTTGGCAAGATAGCTTGGCTGACTGGAAAATGGAACTTTATTAAACTCGGAATGACATCCGAGCAGATGCAACAAATCGAAAGAGACAGACAAAACGTTCATCAGATATTCTTAAATCATGGCGTTCCTCTTTCTATTGCAGGAATTGACAAGGCTGCGAACTACGCAACATCTAGACAAGATTACATCAATTTCAAAAGATTTACATGCTATCCTTTGGCGTTGGCATTCTTCAGAAAACTAAATAAGGAATTAGTGAATTTTTACAACGATGACTATAAGATTGATTTTGTTGTTAATGGACTAGTCGATGGCGAGGCTGTAGTTAGGGAATACTTGCCACTTCTTGCTCAAGGAGCAATAACTCCTAATGAGATAAGAGACATGGCAGGACTACCCAAAATGGACAATCCTTTATTAGATTCTTTCTATATAAATACACAACTTATACCAATGGAAATGGTAGGCTTGGCAAATGCTTTTGGAGAAGTTCCTAGTGAGTTGCTTGAGAATCAAGTTGAAGCGGCTGGAGGTGATCCAAACAGATTGGCTGATGACATAGCTACAGAAGCAACCTCATCTATAGACGAGGAGCTGTTGAGACTTAGAAAACCAAGAGGCAGTAATGCTAACTAGTTCTGAAAGCACAACTTTAAAGGCTAGTAAAAAAAACTTCCTAAGAAGCCTTACGTCAAAAAAACCACCTGCAACTTGGCGAAGAAAGGCTACGGCTGAACAAAAAAAAAGAACTATTAACGATTTCCTTAACGTTCAGAAGCAACTAAGAGCAGAGGCGATGGGAAGCCTTCCAAGGGAGTTTAGGGTCATTTTTCAAAACCAAATAAACAAATTCAAAGATGAAGCATTACTCCTTGGAGCTAGGACTAGATTAGCTAACAAGGCTCAACCTGATGAAACTTGGAGCGATGAAGAAATTGC